CAATTCTATATGAGTTGCTAGTGCTTCTGATTGTAAAACAAATGGTATTTGTTTATATAAAAACTTGATATATTTAAATTTATCATTTAATATATTTTGAATCATTGAATTTAATTTGAATTCTATATCAAAAATATAATATTCTCTTGTCATTGTGTTATCATTTTTTTTTAAATTTGAAGTAATATACATTAATGATCCTAATATTATAAAAAAAACAAGTGTCTCTTCGTCGAATTTATTATTAAATAAAATAAGACGTTTAAAATTTAGTAGTAATTTTTTTATTTTTTTATTTTTTTCAAATAATTTATATAGTATAATAAAATCATCTACAGCTTCATCTGTATAGTCTATTAAATATTCATTATATATTTTATAAAACCATAAAATAGGTATGCCTGAATGTATAAATTCATTTGTGATATCACTTTTATTTTCTAAAATTTTATTATTATTTATATCTAATGATCTAAAACTGAATATATTACGTCTTGTAATAATATTTAATTCAGGATTAATAGGTATTTTTAATGGCAAAAGATCTGATTTATAATACCACAATTCTTTAAGTTTTAGATTTATAATACTATCCCCTTTATATAAATTATAAACTAAATAATCTTGACTATCAACGATCGCTTGTTTACGTGTTATTACTTTTTTAGGTTGACTTCCATAAGGATTAAGCATTCTTTTTCCATTAACTACAGTTGATCTTTGACACATATCTTCATTTTTAAAAAAAACTTTAATATTACCAGATAAATCTCTATCTTCATTTTTTACTCCTGTTTCTATTACTCCCATAACTTTATCTGCTAGTTCTAGTGAGTTTGAATTTTTTATATCCCACCACCAATCTCCCCATGTTTGTTTTTTTTCTTTTTTTTTTATAGAAGGTATAGGAGGATTAATTTGTTGCCATTTCCAACCATCTCGAAACCTTTCATCTATTCGATTCAATTTAGTATCTATTTTATAAAATGTTAATTCAGAATGTTCAGGTTCATTATAATATTCATCTGGACATCGTTTTCGTGATTTCGGTCTTCCGCCCTTTTTATTTATTTTTGAACGAAGTAATTTATCTAATTGTATTCGATTACATCGAAAAGGTTTATTTTCTTCTATAAGATATTTTGGGTGTTCATTTTGTTTTAATTCCTCATCAGTTAATTGATCATCCCTTAAATTTAAATGTAGTAAATTGTCAACTGATATTTTTCTTATTTTATACACATCGTCTCTCTTAATACCATCATCTAAAATTTTGTCATTAATAATTTGAACTTCTGTATTTATTTTAAGAGGTATATATATTAATTCACGTAGCATTGATTCAAAATAAGTAAATATCTTTGTAAATTCATAATCAACTGTATCTGTATCTAAATGTAAACAAAAATTTTTTTTATTTAAAAAATATTGGTTCATTAACATTGTTTTAAAAAATTCAATATCATTCGTATAAAATTTACTTATAATTAAATTATTTAAATCGTCTAATAATTCTTCATCAGTTTTATCATTCGTTTCACATGATTTAATATTATTTAAAAAATAACCCATATATAAAATAATTGACTCTTTTGATAATTTATTTTCAATTAATATTATTATACCTATTATATCATCTCTTGTTAATTTATAATGAGATTTAATAATATTCATATTAATAAGAATTTGTTGAATAATTAAAATACAAGATTCTTTTTTATGCAATGTATTTTTTTCTTTAGCTTTAGAAAAAACAATATCATTAGATTTGTTTATTTCTATAATATTTTCATTACAAAAATAATTAATAATATTTACTAATATCTCATCAAATCTTTCTGTTATTTGTTCTTCTAATAGTTTATTCATATATATATATTAAATGAATAAAAAAATGATTAACCCGTACAACGTCACAATTATTGTATATTTCGTTTATAAAATTGTTAGTTTTAATAATTTTGTCATCTATTTCAAAACTTTGCCAGAAACATGTGTTTTTTTATTATTATATAAATACAATAATAATAAGTATCAATAAATAATTATGGAATTTATTTATGATGATAGACGAATATGTAAAAAAACTATGTTGTTTATTAAATCAACGATATTATTATTTCATTTTTTTTGTTTATATATAGACTTTGATAATATTCAAAAAGATAATATATTTATTTACTATATTATCACTATATTTTCAACATTTTGTGTTATTTGTAATAATACAAGATATGAATATTTACATGTTACTATATATGGTCAAAATTTTACATCAATTTATGAATTTATAAAATGGAAAAAGACCAATAAATTTAATAAGTTAACATTTTGTTTAGATATATTACAAATGTCATTACATATATTTTTTTTTTGTATAACAATTAAAAATTTTAATTTAATAAATAAAAAAATATTATTTTATTCTATTTCATGGATTATTTTATATTTTTATGCCTTTATATATTTTCTAATTATAATATGTGTGATTGTAATTAGTTGTTCATTACATATTTCATTAATTGACATGTTTTTCGGAGATAAACCTACAAATCCTAACATATTATGTCAATACATTATACCAACATATACGGATAAAAGCACCGAATGTTGTATTTGTATGGACAAAAACATGAATAATTGGGTAAATTTATCTTGTGGTCATTCATTTCACCACGAATGTATTAATCAATGGAATAAAAGTAGTAACACATGTCCTATTTGTAGAAGTATATTATTGGTTTAATTATTTATAGATAATAATTACATAAATATCTATAAAAAACATAGATGTCCAATCATAAGATAGAAAATTATAAAATTTCTGCGGTTAACATAGGAGTTGAGTATAAGACAACTTGTAAAATACTTGATTGTAAAAAATTCACTTTATAGCATTGGATCAAAGATATATTACTTTCAAAATAACATGTAACACAGATTATTAGTAATTTATTGATTATGTTGTTTCATAAAATAGTTAAGTGTTATTTTTAATCCTTGTTCAATATTTACGGTAGGTTTCCAAGATAATTTTTCGGATGCTAATGTAACATCGGGTTTACGTTGTTTAGGGTCATTTTCAGGTAATTGTTGAAAGTCCAATTGTAAATTGGTACATGTAATTTTTTCTATTAAAGTTTTTAATTCTAACATAGTTAATTCATGATCTGGATTACCTAAGTTTATAGGTCCCACCTCATTTGAAAACATCATTTGTATTAATCCGTTTATCATATCATCGACATAACAGAAACTACGAGTTTGATTTCCATCACCATAGACTGTAATAGGTTTTGTTTCTTGGAAACATTTTATATAATTTGTAATTACTCGACCATCATTAATATCCATTTTAGGTCCATATGTATTAAATATACGCACTATTTTTAATTTATGTTCTAATTCGGGATGTTTCTTTCTAAATTCATAGATTAACGTTTCAGCACATCGTTTTCCTTCATCATAACAACTACGGGGTCCTACTGTATTTACATTGCCCCAATATGTTTCATTTTGTGGATGCACTAATGGATCTCCATAAACTTCACTTGTGCTGGTAAAAAGTAGTGGACAATTATGAACACGTGCTAACTCTAACATATTCATTGTCCCAAGTATACTGGTTTGTAAAGTTTTATAACCATCTGCTTGATATTTAGGTGGACTAGCCGGACAAGCTAAGTGCCATATAAAATCAATATGAGGAAAATACTGTTTATTTGTTATATCAGCTTTTTTGAATAAGAAATTTTGATTATTTTTAAATTCAGATATATTTTTAAAAGAACCAGTTTGTAGATTATCGAGACAAATAACAATATGTCCTTTTTCTAATAACTGAGCACAAAGATTACTTCCAAGAAAACCCGCTCCACCAGTTACAAGTGATATAGGGTTATTTGTAGGAATAGTAGTCCGCCATTTGTCTACAGCCCATTCTCGTTCGGGACGATCTAAATTATCGTTTCTATCAAGAATGCTTTGAAAAATGGTAGAATTAACATCGGCTTCCTGAAATTGGGAATATAGACTATGAGTGTCTTTAGGAAAACATGTTCCCCCAAACCCACGCAACCCATCATTACCTGGAACATTCATATGAGTTATTCCTATACGTGGATCTAATAATAATATTTTTTTTACATTTTCATAATTTACATCTTTAGCTTGACAAAAATCATAAAGTTCATTCATAATACCTACTTTAGCCGATAAATAACAATTCTTAATCAGTTTTAGCATTTCCGCTTCATTATTAGTAATAAATAATGTTTTATTACTACTAATTAGTCCTTCATGCCAACTAGTAGTAAATAGACATTCAATACGTCTGATAAATTCTTTGTTAAATTCTGTATTATGGTCTTCTTCTAATAGTCCAAATACCCAGTGGGGTGTATTAATAAAATCATCACGCCAATTTGCTTCAGTAAGAAATTCAGGCATAAAAAAACAGTTTTGACTTTGTGAAAACCCAACTGGAACAGTGCTGCGAATTACTTTAAAAGGATTTTTTAGTTTTGGAATAGCATCTTCCAAAAGTTTCGTATAGCACTTTCCGTGGTGGTTCATTGGTGTAGGCAAACAATAAAACACTAAGTCGCATTTCTCAAGATCTTCTAACTTAATACCAATTGGTTCACATACTTCAGGCCGAATATCATAAACAAGTATATTTATAGATGGTGATTTAAGTAATTTTGTAGCTTTTCCAACAAATCCATTTCCTATAATACCGATAAGCATATTAATATATATTATAAATATTTATTAATTTTATATTAAAAGATTTAATAAATATATAAAAAAATGCAATTATTTTAATATCAAATATAAGCAAATTTTTGGAATGGAGACCCAGATATTGACGCTGAATTATTAATAACTTGGCAAAAATATAAATTTTTATTACATAATACAATGGAACCAAAACTATAAAAATTGGTAATGTCAAAAATACAAATTATATTTTTTAGTTATATTTTTAGTGTAAGATATGTGTTCCAACAATAATTATTTTTATTTTCGTAAAATTTTGAATATTTATATTTATTTTCATCAGTTTCACTTAAAAATCCGGCTATTTCAATTGAACCTTCATATAATTCAATTTTTCCGGAGAATATATTTTCAAATACAATGTATTTATCTATTTTGTCTATTAACCATTGTTTTTCATTTTCTTCTATATGTTGTAAACTATTAATTGAATATGATAATTGAGAACCTAAATTAAAAATTTGTCTCTCATCATTATCTAAAAGATGTTGAATGCTATAATGACTTCCTAAATTTTTTGGGTAATTATCATTGAAAAATACATTAACTATATTTTTTTTTATACATTGTTTTAAACGTTGAGCACTATTTTGATGATCATCAAAAAAACATAATACATTTTGATAATCACTTATAAAAGCCGATAAATCCAGATCATTAAAATCAATAAAATGATTACCAGTAAAATAATATGTATTTTTATTATTATCTTTAAATCCATATTGTGGAACATCTCTCGGATCTAAACAAATAATTATTACACTATCACCTAATGTTCTACGTATAAGTTTAGTAGATAATCCATTCCATATACCTGATTCAATTATAATTTTTGGCATTATTTTTTTCAACAAAAAATAAAAAGAAAACATATCGTTAATACTCATCCCTCCATTATTTTGTAAAATATCATTAAAATAAACATTTTTTAAAAAATGATCTAAATCATCAATAGAATATTTAAAATCCATTATATATTATTATTGATTTACTAACTTTAAATCTATATATAAATATCCACAATAATTCTTATTATAATCTGTGGTTTTACAAGTAATACTGATATTTTATATTTAAAAAGATAATAGAATTAAATGAATATATGATAAATATTTATTTACCTCTAATAAATAAAGGGATATTTAGACATACCGATGATAGTTTTAGAGAAATTGTTCTCGAATGGGGGAAACTTGGTTATGTGAATATTATCCGTAGTGAAGAACCCTATATTTGGTGGGGGGAAAAAAATGATATACTTTTATATGATAGAGACACATTTATGTGGTATGATCATCTAACGCCTAAATATAATATAATGCTGAGTGGATGTGAAAATAGAAATTTAAAAAACTCATCAAGTTGGATTTATTGGGCAAGACATCCATTAAATCTTGAAAATTTAGTTATAATACCATTTCATAAACGTCAATTTACATCTATTTTTATTGGACGGATTGAAAATGAAGTTCAAGCCCAATACAGACATAATGATTGGAAAAAATATATAGAATTGTTTGATATACTTGTAGCCCACGAAGGATTACCATATAAATATACAAATACAGAATATCTTGATCTTCTTAGATATAGTAAATTCGGTCTATGTTTGCGCGGTTTTGGTCCAAAATGTCATCGTGAAGTTGAACTTATGGCTTGTGGTACCGTTCCAATTATTACAAATGACGTAGATATAGACAATTACTATAATCCACCCATTGAAGGAATACATTATATTCGTGTAAGTAAGCCGGAAGATATTCCTACTAAAATTAATGCTATAAGTGTAGAAAAATGGCAACAAATGAGTAATGCCGGTATTCAATGGTATAAGGAAAATTGTAGTGTGGAAGGTAGTTTTAATACAACTAAAAAAATAATCGAAAATCTAAATAAACAGCAAAAAATAGAATCAATATCTACTATGACTAATATTAATGGTAAATTTGACCTTTCTCTATTATTAATGACATTATCTAAAAAACATATGGATATACCTGTTTTTATAGCATGCGATACTGAAATCAAACAATATTTTGAAAAAAATAATTATGGGTTAACCTTACAATTTGAAACATGTCTTGATAAATATAATGGTATGAATAGACAGCAAATGGAAGAAAAATGTATTTGGATTGATTTTATGTTAGAAAAATCTACAATTCTCCAAAAAGCAATGACACAATATTCTAATAGTCTATTTCTAGATGCGGATGTATGTTTATTAGACGAATTACCAAATGTAGATTTATCAAAAGACGTTATATTAAGTAGACATTATATACTTGAACAAAATGAAAATAAATATGGGCATTTTAATGGTGGGTATTTTTTTGTTAATAATATTAAGTTCTTAGACTGGTTTCGGACTACTTCTAAAACACGTTCTACATTTTTTGAACAACAAACCCTTGATTACTGTCATGAGGAATTTAAAGTTGGATATTTTCCCATTCAAAACAATTTTGGTTGGTGGCGACTATTTGAATGTGACAATCCTAAAGAACGTCTCAACAAATTTAATGTACAAAATGGACAAATATATTATGATGGACAACCACTTCGATCGGTTCATACACATTTTGAGGAGACTAAGCAATCTTATACAAGTGAATTTAATAAGTTGATTATAACTCTTTTAGAAAAGTCACAAAATCAACTGGATATTCTGGATTGTATCACTAAAAAAACAATGTCATCAGATCAAAAAATAAATATCATCCTTCAGACTTATCCTGAACAAAATCAAGACCGACTTAATGAACTTATCTTATGTATAGTAAGTAATCTACAAAATAAACATATTCAAAAAGTTATAAATTTATGTGAAGGAGATAATGATAACTATTTGCCAGATATTATTCGTAATCATAGCAAATACATTTGTAATACTGGTTATCCTAGACTAACTTATAAAACAGCTTTTGACTACTCTAATCAGCACTTACATAATCAAATAGTTGGATTAATTAATACTGACATTATGCTAGATGAGAATTTTAATGTAAATGAACTTAAAAAGGTATTCGTCGACAAAGTAGTCATAGCTAATGCTAGACATGAAATGGATATATCCAATGGAACTAGTTTCTTGGATGAAAACTTTAAAAAAATGTATCATGCTAACACACAAGATGCGTGGTTTTATAAAACACCTATTCATGTAGAAAATTCTGATTTTGAACTTGGTTTAGTTGGTTGTGATAATGCTATAGCTCATAGATTACAAGCTTCCGGATATACTGTTTTTAATATGCCAGAACGATTTAAAATAATCCATGTAGATAATTTACGTGGAAAAAATTCCCAAAATTTTAGTAAATTTCATAAAGAAAATGAAATAAAAAAAAAAATTGTGAATAAACATCCTGAGAATGAAGGTCAATTATTAGTGCCGAATTATGATGCGGTAAAGAATATTAGTTTTGATAATTTTTTAGAAATAATAGGTTATACTGAAAAAGAAAAGGTATGGCTAATGGGTCGTATTATGAGTGAAAAGATTAAAATTAAAAACTAGTAAATAAAGTATTTATATTAGTTTTTAATCTAATGTAAAATCAATACCTATACTGGTTTGACCAATACGATATGTATCTAATGGAGTATTTAATACCATTATACTATGTAATGCCCGTTGTGTATCATTATGGTCTAAAATACGCACTAAGTGCTCACGGCCTATTTCTGGGACAATAAAGATTTGTTCCTCTTCAAGTTTAAAACTAACATTCAAATCTAAACGATTTAATAATTTAAAATCCCGTATTTTTTCGACAAAACCCGAATACATAATTTCAGGAACAACAAATTCATATAACGAACTATTTCGAGTAAAATAATTAAGTATTTTTAAACGATTACGTAACTCCTTACAATAAATATCATCATATAATTTAGACTTCACATCACTTGTTGTAAAAAAACGCTCCCCGCTATAAATATGATAACTTAAACGTGTTTCTACTAGTCGAATTTTATTATTTAATATTTCACCACGCTTAATATTATTTCGAACAATTTCTTCTACAATACGACGAACAAATTTCATATTACCTATTTCATCACTATCCTTATTTACTAATAAACGACATTCACCACGTTCTTTCATTTTAATATAAGCACGAATATTTTGGGAAGATATATCGCTTATTGAAAACCCATTTTTTTTTAATATTAAATCCACATTTTTTTTAAAACGACTATCAGGCGCGTCATATTTACGAATATATTCATCTAGTCCGCGATTATCATAACGCAATCCCCAATACATATTAATATTATTTTCTCTATTCTCTGATAATATTTCTCCATTATCATTTATATAATCTGATATTTCAATATCACTCAATGGCTTTGTTTTATTTATATTAATCCATTCTTCACGTGTCATACGTTCATTTGGTTTCCAACGACAATATGGATCACTGACACATTCATTCCGACTATTATGATTTATACAACTTTCTAAAATATCTATCCTAGTTTCTTGTTTCTTAATTTCATCACTAATTACATCTATTGTCATATATCTACTCACAACATCAATTATTATTTTCAATATTTCAGCACGTTTATAATTATTACTTTGCGGTTCCTTCAATATATTTTGTATTCGTGTTTTATCTGTTTCATGTATAATACGACTATTTTGGATCTTTTCTACCCTTGGTTTCTGACTTGACAATATTTGAGCAACTTCAAATCGAAAACGCAAATAACTATTACGATCATAATTAATTGTTTGTATATAATGAACACGCTTATCACCATCTGCTATTTCCATATCATATTTACTCCAATCATACGCACTTAGCATATCTGTATAATTACTTCTATCAAAAAAACCTATACGATGAATTAATAATTTGTTTTCCTCATCACGTCTATATATAATTGTATCTGGTCTTACCTTAATCTCATCACCCGTTTCCAAAAATATACTCTTTATTAATTTATTTTGAATATCCATACGAACCGCCACTGGCCGACATCGCATTTTACCAAGTGTTTGTTGATATAATTTGTTATATATTTTTATAGCATTTGTAAAAGAATAATCTTTGTAACGTTTTGATATTGGTTGACCATGAATATGTATATCATACTTAATAGGATCAATTGGTATTTTTATGTATTCTGTGTCTGCGTCTATACCCAATAAATATATTGCGTCAATTTCAGTATTAGCGTTTAACGATACACGATATTGATTTTTTGAATAGTTCAAACCTATTATTTCTTTAAAAGACATTTTTTTAGAAACAGGATTACGATTTTTATGACTAATTATTTTATTCTCTATATCGCGAAAATCTAAATTTATTACTGGTAAAACATTATCATTTATATTTAAAATAGGTCGAAATGGAATAATTGCTCCTACGATAGTCATAAAACCTATAAATCCATCTTTACCCATAATTATTTTAATTGGTTTTAACCAGCTAAGTTCTTCATTTTGTATGTATCTATTAATATTTATAAAACATTCTTCATAACTTTGGATTATACTACTTTCAAAATATAATACTTGCGCAATTATAGGTTTATTTGTTCTACTATCATAACTCGTTGGATATAATGGTATATATGTGTTATCGTCTAATAAAGCGGCAATAATATATCCACTAGTATCAATAATAATATTTGAAATAGGATGTATATTTAATAACCATTCATATGTATAATTAGGAAATTTATTTTGACTACCATATATTTTATTTGGTATTTTCACAATTTCGTCTTTTCTTGTGTCTAATATACTCATAATTTTTATAATAACCGGATGTGTCATATCAAAAAATTTAACAATGTTATCTACATTAGGTATTTCATCTTTTTTTACAGCAAATATAGGTTCAAAAATATCAAGATTAGTATTGCCTTTATCACAAACCGCTTCACCACTTAAATTAACACCTCCCGGCTTTTTAAATAATAGTAGACATTTTGAATTCACATTTCCTAATATTTGATAGGGTTGAATATATCCTTTTGGTAATTCGACAATTACTTGACCATTTTCATTAAATGTAATAATAAAAATATTAATACCGCGGTCAATATCATCCAATTCTAAATCAGTGCTATTACCTAGTTTAAGCCAATCCATATTACGATTTAAAAATTGGAAAAGTGTAAAATCATATTTATAATTATCACTTAATATATATTCTATAAAATTTTGTAATGAACTTATACCACGATTTGTAAAATCACGCATAGCATAATCTAAAAGTGGGGTCATACGTAATATTTCAGGAGTTATTTCGCGGGCTATTTGATCTTCAAGTAATGATATACCACGTTTATATTGTTCATTATTTAATAGAACAGCACGTAAACAATCTAGTACATTATTATATCCTAAATCTACACCAAATCTATAGAAACGTTCATGTTTATCTTTAAATTCTGATAAAATTGTCTCATTAAAATAATTAACTGGTAAATTAAAAAATCCAGCAAAAGATTTCGGTAATTGACCATATCTACCTCTATCCAGATTTTTACCAAATGTTTGAATATACTTACCTGATATATTATATTGCTGTTTTCGTTCTAATACATTATATGCCTTGATATCACTAACTCGTGAATTAGGATTATCAAAACAACACATACTATAAATATTATTTGGATGTTTACTATTATTTATAAAACCTGGATATATATAATTGGATTCTTTAGGAATTACATATAATGATGTCGTTTTAGTAGGGATATTATTATGATTACTTGCGTCCAATACACCTCTCTTACACTTGGGACATTTAATTGTATGTTCTAATATATCTTCTTGACAATTTTTACAAATACGCCAATTTATAAATTCCTCTTTTTCAAACTTTTTCCAGTTTTTTATATCAGTTTCTAATACATCAGCAGTACTTACAAAACGGTCACAATTTGTTTTAACACACTTACCTTCAATTAAATGCCTTGGATGTAATGGAATACGGTCAACAAGACACCAAATTTTAGGACACATAAATACATTTTGCCAAGTGCTCTGGTCTTCCTGTGATCCATACAATATACTTACACATCTCTTGCCTGACTCTACTTTTTCACCAGGAAAACAATATTCTTCACCTACTTTTATATCTTCAACAATACCCTTTTTATTACCTAAATATGTTAACCCTAATCCAGCACTAAATGGTAAATTATCTACAGGAATACTGTCTGCTACTGGTTCAACCGCTATAGCTTCATCCAATATATCTTTTGTAAAAGTATTATCTTGTAATACCTTTGGATATCTTTTTGTAGTTTGACACGCTATTGAATAACGTTTCTTTTTATCTTTACTACTCCATATAAATTGATTTCTATCACTCTCATATAATAATTTTAATATTAAGTTAGTCGAATTGGCTATCATATCGTAATCAAATTCAGTAACATTTTCTACTATAATTTCTTCTGTTTTTAATGTATCATTTACAACCTCCAATGCTTCTGCATTTTCTTCTTCATGTAATTGTTCATTCATAAAATCATCATAATCAAAATCAAAATCAGCATCTTGTTCATTCTGCTGTTGTTCTAATTCTTCATCTAGATTTTGCTTAGCACTCATTTCAATATTATCTAATTCTTTTATATCAAGACTAAAATCACTTAACACTTTACTATCTTTTCCAACAAATATAACATAATATAAATGAAACATACTATTTAATAGTTCCACTATCATACCATAATCATAAATATTTTTGTAATATTCAATCTCAATTTTATAATTACGACTATCTTTCTCTTCGGGTAATTCAAAAAATAATTTAATATCTATACCGTTTATATCAAGTTTATTATCATCAATACTTTTATTATCTTTGGCTATATTTGTAATTTGCTTTTCCATTTCACTTAATTCACTTTCACTAATATCAAACTCTTTTTGAATACGATCTCTAATTTGATCACTTGATAACCCCCAGCTTTTATATCTATGATATATTTCTACAATAGGGTCATTTTTTTTATAATTACTAATACGTTTATATCGAAAATTAATATAATTAGACTTTATATTTTCACTTTTTATTTTTAAATTTTGTGCTGGAATTCCGCGTATTATTCGATCTTTATATCTTAAATCATATTTACCATCTAAATGTATTTGTTCTATAACAACATCTTGATACACTCCTTTAATTAAAAATTGTACTGGAGTATCAAGTTTTATTAAAGGTTCAATCATTGTAAAATAAGGCATAAATATAGATATTATACGCTTAAAATTTTCATATGTAATAAAAAAACTAGCATTATATTTATACTCTATAATAGAATTATTATTCAATGGAAATGATAAGTAATTATCACTTTGATGATTTAATAATTTACACAAATTAATTTTTTGTAATTTATTTGTTTCAGGAAAATCTTTAATTGTTTCTAAAAAAGTATTGATAGTATGTTCGATCATTATCATGTATGTCATATGATAGTATAAATCTGGATTAAAAACACTTTTAAAACGAATAGTTCCATTAGAACCCATAATATATACATCCATATATATAGATTTATGTTTATAAACAGCGGTCTTGTCAGGCGTTAATAAATATTCTTCTATATTATGCTCTATCATACCATTTTGATAATTTACAATATATTTTTTAATAGGTGCCTTTTCATCATATATTTCATCCATATACTCTATTTTCATCGGATCAAGATAACTTTCTATTTGATTACATAAACGCATTTTTAATGTTAAACATCGTTTAGGTTCATATATTTTAGTCAATTTTTGAAGAGTAACCGTCACGTTTTCAGTATTAAACCAACTTTCTAATGTTGTTTTGTTTATTTTATCCACAGTATCTTTAATAAAACTTTCCCGATATATGCGATATATATTTTCATCCCGCTGTTCATCAAATAAACGAATAAATGGAATTTGGTCAGATAGACGAATTTGGTTCATAATATCACGTAAATTTAATGTCTCTAAACCAAATGTTTTAAAACTACTCTCTATATGAAAACGCGATTCAGTTAGATTAAGCGCGTTTATTTGAAAATTTAAACTATCTGGTATAAATGATTTAGATTTCAAGAAAAAATGAAATAATTTTTGATTGTTATCTAAATTACGTAGTAGAATACGGTTATTATCATCCATTTCAAATGCTAATGGATTTATAAATATATCTAACTCATTAATAGCATAAAAATATCGTTTGCCAACACTATCAATAAATGTAGGCTTATCATCAATTGGTACATATGTATTCATATAACGACTAAAATTATAAAGACTAACAAAATTTATCTCATTACGCTCTAAATTATCAAAACTAGAGAGGGTTCGATTTTGATTTGTATTACCAACAGCTATTTTATTAGGTTCATCTAGCATTGAAATATAACGTTCAGCCGAAGATTTGTCTAATAAAGCAAAAAAAGGATTACTATTCGGAAAATGTCCTACACGATTTTTACGATCATAAATTATAAAAAAATTTAAACAATGATATTCAAAATAACTCATAAATATACTATTAAGTGGTTTTTCATACATTAAATGCTCTTTTGTAAAACACTCAAGTGAAGATAATGTGCTATTATCACTATATAGTTCATGAATTTTTTCTGGACTATAACCTAACATTTCAAAAAAAGCACTAATACTCGTTTTTAATACACCACGACTTACACGATCATATAAATTACGATAAATACGTTCAAAATAAAAGTCAGTTAATTCTTTATTATTAGCCACTTGACTATATCCCCACAAATATTGATAATCTATTGGAACTCCAATTAATAACTCGATTAATCGTTGAACATAAAAAACAGTACTATGAGGAAATATATAATATGGTAAAAAATGTAAACATGTATAAAGACTGAAATCAATTTTACCAAAATCTTTTTTAAAATTTTCTCCAAATTCTTCTACTAATAAATTATATTCATCACTGCCATCAGGTGGATAATTTCTTTCAGTTGAAATAATATCTAATATTCCATGTACTCTAACACGATTTTTTTTACTCAATAAACCTATAAATATAAATTTATCTCGAGTTTGTATACTATTACGTAAATCAGGATTTTTACATATAATACTATAATCATAATTTTCAGTATTTACTAATTGCCGTAATCTATCACGTTCTGTTGGTAAATCAATAATAAAATTACGAATTTTGTCTACTATATCACTATCAATGCCATCAATGCCAATATTAGCGATTTTTTGTGCCAATACAACATTTTTTTTTAATCGAGGATTATTACTGCTTAATAGTGTCTCTAATACTCCGTCCGTATCTAGAGACTGTAACTCAATTTTAGCTTTATCTATTGAAGTATTTAGGTAATTATTTATTTGACGTCTTAAACGCGATATTTCGTTATTTATTTCTCTAACTTTTGTATCATTTTCTTGAGCAATCCTAGCAATTTCAATAGTGGGATAATTGTGGTCTATTACTATATAAGGTTTGTAATCCTTTGGTCTAGGTATATCTGGACAACTTTCATAAAAAAGAAAAGGAATGTTATCTTTAGAAGCCATATATAATATATGAATATATTTTAGACTTAAATTTTTATCTATTCTTATAGAATATTTTATTAAATTCAGTATGATACTGATAATTACCAATACTATGAAAACTATCCATATTAATAGTATCTATAGTATTTACTAAATCTTCATCTTCTTCCAATATTAAATGATGTTCAATCTCCTCATTATGAACAGTATCCATTTCTTGATATATATTAGCAATTTCTGGCCAATTACTATAATTCTTTAATGTATCAAAATCTGGCGAATTTTCCAATTTAATACCATATATCTTACTACGTTCCAATAAGCCACTCTTCGGAACTTTATCTGGATCAGGCATATTAACTACTCTAACCAAATATTTAGTATCTATACAATAAAAGATGGCATTATCTTCCTTTGCTAACAACACTTCTACAGACATCTATAATTTATTTATTTTTTAATTTAACTTTTTATTCATATCAATTTTTTTATTTATCAATGTATTATCCGTAAAATACTTATAACACATTTTTAATAAACCTATACTACTTATTGTAATAAATATCCACGCATTTAAATACATATTACTACTCTTTTCTATAAGTGATAATATAAAAATACATATCGGACTTGCGACTGTTAAATAACTTGATAAATAACCTACTATTCCATCGGGCGAACAATAATAAACATAAAATCTAAGAAATAACCAGTGAAAACTTAGAAAAAAAATAGGTAATAAAATATATTTACAATAATTCCACATAATATTGATTTAAATTATAGACAAAGCTTTATATCTAAACTAATTTTATTACAACTTACATAATCACCTTCCATTTCACCATTACCTTTTACTACCGGAAATTTTGACAATGGATAATAACCATGAACAATCAAGTCGATATATTTACCATTATCATATCCAATAGTAATAAAAGTAATTTTTCTACATTTAGATTGCGGGGAACGGTCATAATATGGCCGATAGGTAGCTACTATACCACGAAAATTAACTATTTTTTTACCTTTAATTTCCTTAATAGTTAAATACATTCCAGGAATAAATTCACGACTACACCAATACCCTAATTTATAAAAATCATCATTGGGATTAGAAAATAAACGTGGCTGTATTAATCCTTCTTTTGGAATTAGTCGCTTATAGTCAACTGAAATTTTATATGGTTTCTTCATATGTGTAAGTTCTAGATGTAAGGCTGCTTCACGATAATGAACCCAACTACGATAACTACTATGACAATAATTTATTGTAGCTTTCCAAAATTCACGTGGAAAATAATATTTTAAATAAGCCAGAGCATATACTAAATAAGCATAACTATAACTATGACTTTTACAAAATCCATATTCTTGTAAACACTCTAATTGAGTGACCACTTCGTCTATCTGTTCAGATGTATATTTTTTACTATCAACCATTCGTTTATAAAAATCCTTCCTTTTTGTTATATTTTTATCACTATTTTTACTAAATGCTTTTCTATAAATATCAGCCTGACCTTCATCTATAGATAATAATTTTTGAATAAATACTATGGCATCATCATCATAAATAACCCAGGGACGAGTATTACCATTTATAGGGTCAACGGGTTGCTTTAGAGAACGCAGATATTCACTCTTTTGTCCATTTGCCGATGCTGCGGGTCGAATAAGAGCAAGGGCTATGGAAATATCGTCAATTGATTGCGGTTTTAATCTCTGAAAGATTTTATACATTCCACGACTTTCGGCATATGTTAATCCTAAATTATTATCAACAATTGAACTCATAACATTTGGTTCTACAGACAAGTTTTCAAAACTAGGCAGTATTATATTTTTTTTCCCTAATTCTTCATAGATATCCATAACTTGACTCAGACCACGATTACTTAATATATCTATCTTAATAAAACCACTATCTTCTGTTTCATCTTTATCCAATTTTACTTGGACTGCTTTTACACCATTTGATTCAATTTCATGTAAAACAAGATCCGATGGAATTGGATAATCTGTTATAAAAATACCACCACAATGTAGACTAGTATGTTTCTCTAATCCATTATAAATACTTGCCTCTTCTAAGACTTTTTTTTCTAAGTCGCGCAATTCGTCTTCGTCATCTATATTTAAACGGTCCTTTAAAATTTGTTTATAATTAAAATCTTTTGATATAAACCCCTCAACCCCATTGTTTTTAAGAGCCTGTTTAAGAGCAGTTTTCGGACCATAGTGAACATGATTACTTATTCTAGCTACACGTCCCTCATATTTTTTAAATATCCGGGCATAAACTTCATCACGCAAATGTGTAGGAAAATCTATATCTATATCCGGCATATCATCACGCAATATATGCATAAAACGTGCCAGTGAAATATTATTTTTAATTGGGTCAATATGTGTAATACCCGTTAGATAACAAATAATACTACTGCCACTACTCCCACGAATTACATGTATCATGTCACGAGTTAATTCAAGTATGTCAATAACTTGATAAAATACACGATAAAACCCCTTATTACGAATTAAATGAAATTCTTTACCTAATCTACGTAAATATTTACGATCTGGACTTCCATTTATCATGGGCACATTGTTTTTAAATAGACTACGGATTTTCACTGGGTCTTTATCCCAAAAGATAGAATAGAAATCTGTAACTTCAGTATGTATTTTTTTATTTGTTGGCTCTTTTTTAGACATTTTTTCAATCGTATATTTTATGAAATCATTTATATGACTATTTGTAATATTCATGCAAATATAATTTAACCATATATACTAAATTATATTCTATCAATTTTTTTTAATGAACCTTTATATTGTTATTTAGATCAACTATTATTTTAATCGATTTTATCGTAAACATAATAATGATACATATTTCAATATCACATATATTTACGTAATGACTAAATTTTATAATCAATATTCAGTATTTGGGTGACGTTGTAAGGGTTAAAATTATTTTACGCTTTTACTTATTTTTTGCTAATTTTTTTTTTAATAATGGAATACAAGCTACGGTTGAAATTAATGCACCTTTAATTATAAGGCTTTTTTTCTTATTCGTTTTTTTTGTATTTTTTGTATTTTTTGTATTTTTTGTAACAGGTTCTTCTTGTGTCGTCATAGGTGATACTAGGTCATTTGTGGTGTCTTTATCAGTTACGTTTAATTTTGTTAGTTTTCCACAGGCATAACATCCTGCTCCAAACAATCCCAAACTTTTTTTGGCATCTCTGAAAAATTGGTTGTTAGGTGCTATTAAACACGCGCACGCGCCAACCCCGCACAAGGCGCCTATATTACATAGTGCTTTTCCATACTTATTGTTGTTTTTTTCAAGTGTATATTTCTGTTCTGTAGTAGCAGTTTCCGATGCTGGGGTTACAGGTGGCTTCAACTGTATTGTCGGTGCTGACATTTTGTTATATAATCTATTTATAAAAAAAAAAATTGCGGTATTTTTAAATAAGTAAAAATAAAATTAGTAATTTATTAATCTATACATTATTTTCAAAAGATTTTAAGTGTTATTTTATATTCAAGTCTGATGATTCATCTATATTCTTAAACCTTACATTGTTTTGAGACCTCCCAGAGATTTTCTAGATTTTTATTAAATATATTATAATTTACTCTTTCAACAAATATTAAAATATTTATTTTTATGCCAAAATATACACAACACTGTAAGGGTTCATTTATTATTAACTATAATTTTTTTAAAAATACGTTTAAATTTTTATTATTTTTATATTATATAATTCAAAAATGTCACAAGAAGAACCTTTTAATATTGTACAAGCACCCCCGTCAGATACATATGACATAGACAAATATATTAGAGATCAAAATAATGGTAAATTAATTCAAAAAGTTGGAGCATGGTGCGGTATCGCAGCAGTTACTAATCAATTTACTTCTAAGGGATTTATTTTACCAAAAAATCTTGAAACACCAATTTTAGCACTAGCTGGGACTGGATTATATTTATACGGAACAAGCAAACAATTTCTACGTGAAGTGCTCGATGTAGGTATAGACCTAATAGAAGCTATGAAAGGAGGAGACCCTGCTGATATTGAGGCTGCCTTAGATAATGTTTTTAAAAACAAAACTGATATTTATGCTCAGGAAGTTATCGAACTTATGATTTCAGCACTTGATGAAAATGAAGAATTACAAGCACAATTAATTGAACTTATAGATGAAGAAGATGCTGCGGAATTAACCGCTTTTATTACAAATGACCAGGAGATATTCGACCTTATTTTAGATACATTAAGAAATTCTATAGAAGGCGAAGGCGAAGGCGAAGAACTTGGTTTAATTAAACAATTTACATTAGCATTAGAAGAACAAAATGGTGATACATTATTTGAATTATTGAAATTAACTAACGAAGATGATAAATATCGTGTTATTGAGGGTTTTTTTAGAAGTGTCATTGTATTTGTTCTTGTTGGAAGTGAAAATGATGATATTCTTAATGAATACTATGATATTTTAAATTTAATAGATAATCCTAGTGACGCTAGTGATGATAATTATAATGCACTTGTTAAGTTTATAACATCAAATAGTGACAGAACTGAAAAAATTATAGAATATTTATATATTATAATTAATGATATTAATAACCAAATTATAGAGCGTAATAATAAAGCTCAGCCAAATGTAAATAAAAATATTAAAGAACTTTTGACAAGTAATACGTTTAAAACACGGTCAAATATCAATATAAATGCGATTGTAAAACAAACGTTAGCAAAATATATAAATAAAACAAATTCAACGAAAAATAATAAGGGTCTTTTAACAAAAGGCACTAATAAAAATGTAAATAAATCAAGTTCAAATAAGACAAAAAGGGCTATTTTAACTGCTGGTGCAACATTAGCAAGTTTTGCTTGTATACCACTTATGAATAGATATAAAAAAAAAAATATTAAACGCGAAATAACAAGTTCAAAAAAGAAAAATATTTTATCAAAGACTATATCTGTATTAAGCACTCCTAAACATATATTAACAAAATTAATTAATAAAATATAAAATATAAAATATATTTATCTATTAAATTGTTATTTTATAATACAAATTTAATACAATTTTATTTGGTGTTTTTAAACTGTTAATTTATATACAAATAATTACGTAATTTTAGTCGATTTTATATGGTAAATATTTGTATAGTTAAATAAAATATATCAACAAATGAATTCATTTTATTTAACTATTGTCTATGGAAAATGAAATTATTTTATTATTATTCATTTCAACAATATATTTTTTATTAAGGGTCGTAAACCACTCAACAACATTTAATCGCATATTTTCAATAGCACTAAAAAATGGATATTCATTACAAATAGTAATATCAATATCGGGTTTAATTTCTAATAACCATTTTGCGACATCCAGTTGACCATTTTCACAAACACTACAAAATACAAATTCATTATCATAGGATATATCTATATTTGGATTTATACTTATTAACCACTTTGCTATTTCTAAATTACCACTAATACACGCATAATAAAAAACTGAATTAATATCCACCGAAATATTAATCAGGGGATTTATTTCTAATAACCATTTTGCCAATACTAAATTTCCATTATTACACGCATACATCCAACCTTTTTCAAATTCATAATTTTCTATATTACTATTTTTAGAAATATAATCTTTTATTTCAATTATATTTCCATTTTTACATAATTCTATAAATTTACGCATTCTTATTATATATATTATTAGTATAAAAATATAGGTATATAAATATAATTATATTTATTTTATATATAATATGTTTGAAGTCCACAAAAAAAACGCTATGATGTCTTTTTCTGGTAGTAATTCACCTGATGCTAAAATAGCACCAATTGTTGTAACAAGTGCTATATTCTTAGGTAAAGCAGCTGTAGGTGGAGCAGTTGGTGCTGCTGCTTCATGGGGAACAACCCGATTTCTAGATAATCGTTTTCCAGCAAGAAGATAAAATATTAACCATTATATCATAATAAATAATTTGTTATATTACAAGCAATAAAACGTATTATTTACACTTATTTTATAGACAACTTATTAATATAATGTTACACTAAGAAAACTAAATATTTTGTTATATACAAGTAGTTAATAATAAAATATTTAATAAAATAGTAATTTTATGAATATCAAAATGATGTAAGGAGTAATTTTCATATAAAAATAAAATGTTTAGTAATCATATAAAAAAAATGACTTTGACAACTCCTAATACGCTTACTTTTTCAAGTATATGTGCTCCTTCACCAAAACTAACTATCAATATAAATGCTTTCAACGGAAATAAAACTAACTTTGGTAAAAGATAATTGATTAGATTATACAAAAATCATAAATAATTGGATTATCAATTTGGTCAATTAATCTAAAATCGTACTCTAATTCTAGATTATCTACATTAATTATTTTACACTCATTATTTTCTATAAATATAAGTAAATTATTTTTATAGAAGATTTCAAATATTACGTTTGTTGTAGTTTTATACATGATAGAAACCGATTTATCTATATTTTGTTTATAAATATATACATTATTCTCACTAGTTGATGGATTAGTAATATAAACAATACAATTTTTTATTCTAATATAGTTTCTAATGATTAAATAATTGATCGAACTATCGGTCCTAAAGATTTCATCACATTTCATTTCTTTCAATACATAATCATGAATATTTAAAGTAATAATATAATTTTTATTATTAAAATATTTTATACATTCAAAATTACCTTGATCATTCATTTTTAATGGTGTATATAAATTATAACTACAGAAATAATTATATATAGTATCTGTAAATATTATTATGTCTTTATCATAATTATATATATACAAATTATATATCTTACTTGCCCAATTATTTACATTAATATGTTTATCAATTGTATTACAATTTGAAACCGTAAAAATATATAATTCAGATAAAATAGGATGAAAATAAATAATTTTCGTGTCAAACCCAACATTTTGACTACGAATACATTCTATATTACCTGTTTCAGTATATTTCCATATTTTTAATTCATTTGATAGTGTTGCCATTATAGGTTTATTTGGATGAAATATTAATAATTTAATATCCGAAAGTATATTTATTTCATCAATATATTCATATGTATGAGCATTCCAAAGTATAATAATTCCTTTTTGTGTAGCTGATACAATACAGTCTTTTATACCTATTTTAGTGTTTAGATTTTTAACATATTTCACATATTTAATATGATGATTTAATCTATTATTAGGTGTTATCACAATTTTAAATTTATCATTATTAAAATTTACTAACTTATCATTTACACCTATTAAAATATTTATACTTAATTTTTTCTTATGTTCTTTATAGATTTTTTTTAGCTCTTGTTTCATAGATATTGTGAATGAACTATATAATTTTTTACATTCTTTTAATGACTGTATTTTTTGTATAATATTACTCCATATTTCAATAGGTAACTCCATGGCTTTTAAATTTATTTGATTAAAATTTATATTTAAATTATTCAATTTTTTAATTTTTTTAATTTCACAAAATATAAAAAAATTACGAAATAATCTATATACTAATAAAAATTAGCATTAATTTGGTATATTTTAGATGAGAAATTAAAAAGAGCAATCCATTAAATTCAATCATTTGATATATTT